CTCCCACATTTTCATAATATCGTCTAATGTCATAATAATTATTTATATAGTTTTTAAAACGTAATTATCCCAATATTGCTGGGTAAGTTTTTTTCTATTAAATGTACCTTTGTATTTATTAAGTATTTCCTTAGTGATATCTTTCCAACTTTCTACCCATATTACATCATCACCATATAATCTATATAAAGCAGGTTTAAATTTCATTACAGGAGTTCTACCAACTAAAAATATTTCCCAGGTTCTATGACAATCTAATCCGTTACCTTCAGGGCTTAAACCAAAACTATGGTCTTGTAATCTGTTTATATAATCTCCATAAGTTAAGTTTGGTTCATCACAATTAATAAAGGGTATTTGAGAAGCTTCATTATAACACCTTTTTCTTTCGCCCTCATTTGTTCTTTTAGCACAATTTAAATAAGCAACCTTGGTAGGATTTGGAATAGTATTTTCTAATACTTTTTTATAAGTATGTTGTTTTATTTTATTCTTATCCCATCTTGTATTTTCAAATCCAATCGGTATAGAATAAATGTTTGGAACATCAGTAAAATTGTTTTGAGCAAACCATACTTTAAAGCATCCTTCAAAATCTTTCCAATATACTCCATCTTCTCTCCAAGCCGGATTGCACTCAGTGATAAACCCGTCACTATTGTGTGTAATTATTGTTAAATCTTTTTTTTGAATTAAAACATCTTTCCATTTATTTAATTGGTGTGTATCACAATAAATAGTGTGACCATCTCTTATAGATTTACCATCGGAAAAATCTTTATTATAATAAGTTAAAACATGATCGGCTAACCGAGGAAAATGTTCTCCTTTAACTAACATAGTCTTTTGTCTTTTTTGAATGTATGTGAAGGTTTATTATAGGAACTTCATTTACATAAGGTTTATTTTCTTTCATTATTGGTTTTAGTTTTCCATTTGAAATTTCTTTTCCAATAAGATGGTGTTCGCCAAACCAACCGGGCGGGTGTCTATTTGTTCCACCAAAATATTGCCCATAAGAAGACGGGTCAAAAACATAATCTGATTTTTCATTTGGAATAGTAGTCAATCGATTAATAAAGTCTAGCTCGCGCGCGATCCCGCCAATTAATCTCATTTCATTAGGAAACGTTGGAGCAAGTTTATTGCGATAGTTTTCTTCAACAAATGATTTAAATAAGTGTTCACACAACCAATCATTTAGTATAGTGTGAGGAAAATATGAATACCCAAACACAGCTGAATGCTCTTCATCAAATGTTATATTGATTCGGTTATTATCAAATAAATGTTTAACATTTTCAAAAGGCTGATATAAAATTACATCACTATCAAAGTGAACATAATCTCCAACATTATAAAATTTTGCAGCATCTCTTAAAAGAAAACAACGATAAAGAGAAGTAGACCACAAACGTCCATCAGCTTTATTAAAAAGCGGATTGGATAATTTCATCACCTGCCTGGTTTGGTCAGATATAATATCATTTAGGTTATCATCTGTAACCTGTATAATATTTGCAGCCGGGTCAATTCTTTTAACCGACTTTATACTGTCATTCATATACTCAGGAACCTTTCCTAAGTAAACATAAATATAATTCATTGTCTAAAGTATCGTAAATCTATCGTATCTAAATGTAATGTCTGTTTGTAAATATTCAACGTCGGTTGCCTGAGTAGAAAACTCTACGCCTGAAACTGAAACTGGAAAAACATTTGAAAATTGAATCTGTTTATTAGAATTTGAAGTATTACCTAGAATTGATATAATCATATCATTTACTTCTAATGTTGTTTCATTTCTAACCATCCAGTTTAATAGTTCTGAATATGATTCCATACCTTCATCAATTGCTAATCTCATAGAAAGGCTATCAAAGGTTAATGTTTCGCCTGGAGCATATCCTGTAGCATTCTTATAATTAACCTGAGTTTCTCCTAAATTCAAACTAGGTAAAGAAAATGAGGTTACAAAGAATTCAGTATTAGCAAACTTTTCGCGATTGATTGTCAATCTAAAACCAGTAGGTGCTAATAGGTTTAAATTCGTAGTTAAGTTATTCGTTGCAATATCTCTTATTTATACAAAAAAAGAGGGTTCCCTTTCGAGAACCCTCAGTCTTAAAGATTAGTTAATCTTCAATGATTAGGATAGTGAGCTTGAGCCACCTACGTTAATGTTGCTAACACCAAACTTACGGTAGTATTGGTTACTATCTATTGTTAATGATGCAAACGGATTCGCTACAAGACCATAACGAGTCTTGAATGCCATTTTTGGCTGGAATGTTGTTTCATCAATCGCACGAACCATAGTTAGTGGTACGTATGGGCAATAGAACAATCCTGCGTCGAATGGTGAAGTTCCCTTATAACCTACAACTGCATAATCTGATGCAGCATATGGGTCGATGTAGACCTTCATACGTCCGTTAAGTGTTCCAGCAAATGTATTACCAGAATCATCAACGTTTAGGTTAGCAGAAATTGCATTAGCATAATCTAGAGAACCAGATGCTGCTAGAGCAGAAGCTACATTAGAAGAACAGATAATGATATTACCCTTTCCTCTACGAGTTTCTTTTGCAATTGTATTAGCCTCAACTTCTAATTGGAAGATAAGAGACTTGAACTTCTCAACAGCCCAACGACCATCAGCGTCTCCGACCAAGTCGAATGTGTGCTTTGTAGCACCAGCTGGTTTAGCAATATTGCCAAGACCTAACTTAGCTGCTGTGACAATCTTACGAATAACCTCACGGTTGATTTCAGCAAGAATTTCTGCAGATAGGATATTAGCCAATTCAGACTCAGCGTCAAGACCATGAATAGCTTTAAGGTCTTGAGCCATTTCCATTGAGTATTCTGCCTTAAGAGCACGTGTTACAGCAGTAACAGATGTCTTTTCGATAGAGATACCAGCTGAGTTGAATGCATCACCTTCGCCAATTGCTAGAGTATTACCTGTAGCAGGAGCGTAGTTTGGGTTACCTTCACCGTCAGCGACAGTATCACCAATATCATTGATTGCGAAAGGCGAATCTTCTGTTGGTCCTGTTTGTCCCTTAGCAGAGAATGCAGTATCAATGTCTGCACCGATTGCTGGGTGAAGTAACTCAGGTGAATCAGTATCAACTGATGTTGTTTGTTCTGACTTGTGAGCCTTAAGTGCAAAGATAAGACCAGTTGGTCCGCTCATTGGCTGAACACCCGCAACGTCATATGCGATAAGGTTAGGCATTGCACGTCTAACCATTGAGATAAGAATTGGGTCGAATCCATTAGCTGAACCCACTACACCCAAGTCTGTAGAACTCGAAGATGTACCTGAACCAAAGTTACTTTCAGAAAGTTGCTGTCTTTGAGCAACTTCTGTATTTTCAAGCAACTTAGCAGTTACACTTCGACGATAGTTATCTTGAATAGGAGCTGCACTCTCGTGGTCGAGAACGGCACCCCACTTCTTGATATTTGTGTCTTCGTTTAACATTTTAAATTTCCTTTATTTAATGTTGTTATTGTTTAATAATTGAACTGTTTTTTTCCATTGCAGTCATAGCGTTAAGATAAGCACTCATATCAGGTGATACTACACTTTTCTTTTCTTCGCCTTGACCCTCAACAATTACTTCTACATCACCAGATGTTGAAGTAGATTCTTTGATTTCTTCCTGTGAACCAGAGAAGAATGTTTCCTTAACGGTTGCTACCTTGCTAGTGAAAGATTCTTCACTTACAAATTCTGCACCATCAAGAAGTTGATTAAGTTTTTCAACTTGTGTAGTAGTTAAATCTTCAGAGTGTTCTCTAATGTTTTTATTACGAAGTATGTCTTCCAGCTTTTCTCCAAGGTCTGCTTTATCAGACTCTGCTTGTTCTAGAGAACCCTCTATCAACTTAACCTTTTCATCGAGCTCAGAGACGAGGTCTCTTTTCTCTTCTGGTACGTCAATATAAGACTCTGTAAATAGAGTTTGTAATCCCGTGATGAAACCTTCAGTAATATCTGAACGTAGTTGAGAATCAACAACAGACTCATTTTCTTCCACCCAATTTTCTACCACGTATGTTAGATAATTGTCGATTTTTTCAATCAATGATGTACGAACATGGCCTAGCTCCTCTTGTAAATCAGTCGCGTATTGTTCTTCTAATTGGTTACGAATATCGTAAACCTTATTAGCAATCGCAGCTTCAAATACTACTTGAGCTTTTGTTTTGAAGTCTTCACTTAGATTAGCATCAGCTTGAACCAACAAGTCAACTTCTGACTCAAGGTCGAATGATTCGTCCATTGTTTTACAAGATGCCATCTCTTTTTTCAATTTCCCGTATTGGGCTTGTAGAGATGCCTTCTTTTGAGACTTCATCATTTTGTATGCGGCTTGAAGCAAGTCACCCTTGTTCATTGATTTAGCGTCATCAGATGACTTCTTTACAACTTGTGCAATTTCGTCACCTTCTTTTTCACCATCAACTTCTTCTGATTTCTGAGTGTACATAGCATGAAGTTTGCCATAGGCGTTATGAAGTTGTGATTTCTTCATACCCTTCATTTCTTTATACATTTGATTCAAGATTTCAGCTTTTGTTTTGGGGGCTTCTTCTTCATCTTCGTCTTCGTCGCCTTCAACTTCTTCGTCGATTTCTTCATCTTCGTCGTCGTCTTCTTCTTTGGCTTCTTCGACTTCTTCTTTGTCATCTTCTTCTTCGTCTTCGTCAGCTTCCTTTTTGGTTGCTTCTTCGACTTCCTTCTCGTCATCTTCGTCTTCGTCGGCTTCTTCTTTTTTAGCCTTCGCTTCCTCAATAACTTCTTCTTCTACCTCTTCTTGGCTTTCGCCTAAAAGAGTTTTTAAGACTGTTTCAGAAAGACTATCCTGCTTAATAGAATCTTCTGCAGTTACCTGCTCCGTTTCTTCAACAAGAGTATCTTCTTGAGCGTCTTCGATTTTAGTTGTATCTTCTGACATAATTATACCCTTATGTTTATAGTTTGGAGAGGAAATCTTGAAAGATTTTTTCCTGCGCTTCAGTAATCCGCGAGGAAGGAGTCTTCTTAATTTCAGTCTCATACTTTTCAATTTGTTGAGGTTTTAAGATACCATTCTCCATAATCCATTCTACACCTTCCATAATGCCATCTACGAAGGCCTTAGGTGCAGAGGGGTCTTGGACAATGTCTACGGTAGATAATATATAATCATCTTTCACGTATGTCTTACCATCTTTTTGTTCAACAGTTCCCATACCACGACTAGAAACACCTAACTTTACACCACCATCCATAAGTCCTTTCACTATTTGTCCCATTGGTGTGTCCAGTATCAGTGCTCTTCCAACAACATTATTACCTTCAAATTTAAGTGAGGTAATTTTGTGTGAAACTTTATCTAAGTTAATAGTAGGACCTGCAGGGTGATCTAATTCACCAACTGCTCTTCCTTTACTAACTTGCTCCGTTGAGTATTTTCTGACCGCTTCGGCCAATACTTCTTTCGGATAAATTCTTTTATTGCGATTCTCAGCTTCAGATTGCATAAAGACACCTTCAATAAAGCGCTCTTTATTTCCGGTCTTTTTATTATCTTCAGTGATATAATCAATCCCTTGATCGTTATGTTCCGTTATTAGTAACATCTTCTCTTTCGATTGTTTGGTTATTAAAAATTTGTGATGTAAGGCCTACCTTACGTACATCTAAAACATCTTCGACTTTACTAGTAATAGCTTGGTCAAATGCTATCTTTGCGCCTTCAGTGTTATCTGACACCAAAGCGTTAAACAATTTTGTTGCTTCTTCACTCATATCTTTATTCTCTATTTATAATTATTACGATTTTGAAATGCTATTCTTCATCATCTGGTGATTGCAAAATACCAGCTTTCATTTCAGTATCAATTTCCTTTGTCATTCTATCAATATCTTCGTCAGATTGATGAAGAATGTTACGTCTTAACCACCCAACAGAATAGTATTTTCCAATTAGGTTTTCAAATTCACTTGCCATTGTTAGGCGTTCTTTCATAATTTCAAACTCTTTTAATTCAGAGAAATAGTTATCCTCAATAAAGTCGAGAGAAATAGTTTCTGAAATCGAAGGCCATTCGTCAGCTGATATAATACCTTTCAGTATTAGCTGAGTTTTAAGAGCATCAAAGAAGATTTGAGAAAATCTCTTTCGTAGTCTGTTAATAAATCTTTGAAACTTAACCTCATCACGAGATATTTCGGTGGCTCTACCAAATGTATATTGAGCGTCATCTTCTAATCTGCTAACAGGTATATTAAGAGCTCTGAACAATTTCTTTTGAAAGAATGTGACATCTTCTATTTGTCCAAGATTATCTCCACCGGGTAGAGTAGTAATCTCAGTTCCTCGTCCACCTTCTCTTCGTGGTAGATAAAAATCTTCTAACATAGACATATGACGTCTATCGTCAGTAACTTCTCCAGTCGATGCATCATATACTAATTTGTTACGATACTTAGCAACAACGTTCTGTACATATTCTTCTGCTTTATTCTTTGGAAGGTTACCTACATCGATATAAAATATTCTTCGCTCAGGAGCTCTGGATACTCGATAGACGACCAAAGAGTCTTCCATCATACGTAACTGATTTACCAGTTTAATGGCTTTGTGAAGATGCGACACGACTCTTGAACGCGTCGGGTCAGTGATACCTGAGTTCGCAGAAATAATAGCTTCTTTTGCAATTTTGACCCCGCCAATAGTACCAGCATTTCCTTTACCCTTTTTACCTTTTTCTGTATAGACATAATACTCTGATTTTATATCTGATATTT